AATTTCTTTAATTAGAAAAACAATTATTATTATTATTAAGTTTATTATTATCATTATTCAGTTATATCTTAAACGACTAACTTTTTATTATTTAAACTTATATACTTTAATCAAATTAATTACAACATATCTTTCGATATGCAAAACAACAACAACAACAAGCCCTGTGATGCACTTAAATGCGCACTCAGAGAGCAGGCTGACCCTGTACGTCATTTAGTTGACGCTCACAAGATCAAGCCATTTTCATACGAGGAAGTCTCGATGGTCAAAGCAAACAATATAACATCACCTTGTTTCTTTGAACTTTTGGCCACCATTCGTCCTCTGACATTCCCCTCCCCACAAGCAGCGCAACAATTTGTTTACAATGTTGTAGCTGATTCTTACACCGACAAACGATCGGGAGGACAACCATCCGCACGTGATAATTTCACAAAGCGATTCTTCGCTAAAGACGGAACTGGTGGTATGCAATTTGATGACTTAGATGTCGTGGCAAGAGCACTTAATTGTACTTTTGCTGTTTGCGCCACTAAGATCCCGAAGCAGAATTCGCGCGGAACCAATACAAAATACTTTACTATTGGACACTCACCCGAACGGGTTTACATCAAGTGGGTATACAACCACCACTATCAATTGATTAAACCCATAGACGACACAACAAGTTCATCTACAATGAGTGACGATGAAGAAGCACCTTTAATTAGGTACCAAACTCATCCAAACAACACACTCAATGGTAAACCAGAACAACCCCAGGATGAATTTAAGAAAACAGTCATGAACACACCATGTGCTTTCACTAAGAAGAAGACTCTACAGAGTCTTACTCCACCATCCTCAACAACACCTACAATATCTGAAGATGAAGAAGAGATTGTCTCAGCTGTTAATTTAATTAGAGAACATCTCTTAAAAGATTTCTTTCCTGGACTTGACACTCATGTTAAAGTAGCAGTAGCAACATCTATAGCTGCCTCTATTGTCTCGGTATCAGCCAATATTTCCGCCTTAATTGGTGGTAAATTAGGGCCGATCAATAAAGCAGTTCAGATAGCATCGATTGTAACATCTTTAACTAGTTTTACATCGAATGTTTCCCTTGCACTTAGAGCTAACGAGATCAAATTCAATTTTGACAAAGTTATGAACTCTATACCAGGATTAGCTAGTACATTACATTCTACCTTTAAAGCTAATTCAGCAGCTTGGATCTACCCAACTATTTCTGCATTAGTATCACTTATTATTGGGGGTTTAACTATCTTCAATGTTAGTGATATTAAAGAAGTTATCCAAGCAGGATCGCTACTGAAAACTATTAATGCATTTGGAACCGAAGCTAAAAACATAACAAAATATGTTTTAGAAGATCTTCTAGAACTTGATGTAACAGGCGACCACATTCAACATAAAGCCTTAATTGACATGGCTAAACGAAGTGCTGAATTATGTGTAATGCCTCATTACAAATTCTTCGGAGACCCTGGTTTATTACAAGAACTAAAATCGATATCGGAAAAAGCCACAGATTTAACTGCTAAGAAATTTGCCAATCCAAAAACATCACAAGTAGCACGTATGGCATCACAAACACTTATGCACAATGTAGCACAACTTCAAGAGAAGGAGTTAGCTATTAGAACAGTGTTTGATGCATCAGCACGCCAAGAAACATTTGGTGTGTTATTAGCTGGTGCTCCAAGTATTGGTAAATCTTATTTACTAACACAAATCTGGGCAAAATTATCACCAATTTTTGGATATAAACCCGACTTATACAATTTAACTATTTCACGATCAGACGGATTTTTTGAACCATATGGTATGCAAGACTGTGGTTTCGTAAATGAGTTCATGGGATCACGTGAAGATGCCTTTTTAACGCATCTTAATAGCACAATATCAGCAGATCCCAAAAATCTTGAAGGAGCATTCCAGAAAAGTCAACCAGCTCAATTTAAGCTGGTATTTCTTACATCAAACGATATAGCTCCAGAACTCACACGCCACTTGACTGATTCAGCAGCTAAAGCTGTGTGGAATCGTATACTACGTATTCAAGTGGAAGATCCAAAATGCCAAGGAAGACAAGGTATCAATACACACCGTCGAGCTGATTTCTCACATTTGACAATAAAGAAAGTAATGGACACAGAAGCTTTATCTAAGGAAAGAACTTTAAATTCATTACAAACAATAACACTAGATTCTTTAATAGTAGAAATTGCACACCAAGTAGCAAGACGTGAGAAAAGATACCTACAATCCATTGTTAATAATGATATCTTTAACAATGAGCAAGAGGATATCAGAAAGCGTATAGCAAGACTCGATGAAATTATGGCTACGACTAACTGGGCCAATGCAGAGGGTGGTAATACTTACAACATTATCCGTTTACAAGGACCGCTGGAAACTGGTAAAACAGAACTGGCCAAAGAGATGGCTGCAGCTATCACGTCTGTTTATTACAAACGTGAGTTAGTTATTATAACACAACCGTCTCAATTCCTTGAGAAACCATCGAAACACCCTATGGTGTATTTACTCGATGATGTCGTTGATGAAACAACTCACAACGATTATTTCAAATGGATAAACTCTTGTAACAGTGAAAGCTTATTTATTATAACATCAAATAAAAGCTACACACGTACATTAACCACCCAAGCTTGGTTAAAGACCAAAGCACTAAATGTTTTTGGTTTTGCAGGAGAAGAAGAACATTTCTATATCGACACACAGCACACACACAGTGGTATAGCACGTAGACTCGGTTTATATGGCCGAGTTGATGCCATAACAGAAAAGGGAATAGAGACTGTAGTAAACGACCCTTCAATGCACATGACAATTGACGCAACGCCAGGTTTCCAATACACAATCAATGGAACACCCATTATGCCGGAAGATTTAAAACAACATGTATTTAGAACATACACGGCTTTTATTGCTAAATCACATAAAATCCAAGTTTTAAATTCCACATATTCAAACCCTACACAGGAATATGATGTAAAAATAACGGCAGATGACATTGATTCGCTTTATAATGCTTTTTCAAATATAACAAACATTACAAGTTTGTTATTCTTTGGAGCTAAAGGTGCTAGTGTAACAATCTCAAAGAGAGTTATGGTAGCAATACCTAGGGATATGCATGATGCAACTGCATTAATCCCAAACAAAAAACTGGAAACTAGGGAGGAAGTCATAAGTTTAGCTAAGCGCTTAGGCGCTTTTATGGCTAAACTTATACCAGACATCAAGATTTACTTCCACTTAGCTGGTCAACCACCAATTGTTCTTATAGATAAGCAATTATTTATAGGAGCACATGAGACACTCTCTATTGACATCGTGAGATCATCGGATGCTTTCCACTGGGTTTTCCAAGGGAGAGCACACAGACTGAGAGATGAAGATTTTGCATTATTCACATCAACAGGTGTATTACCACCTGCTATGCAAGAACTGCCCCAATTTATAATAGCAGCAATAGTAGCCAAGTACGCATCCATGCGCAAAGAAGAAACACCACTTATTCGCACATGGATTGAACATTACAAAATCGAACGTATGATCAGAGACTATAAAGAAAGAGGTTTACTATCCTTCTTATTTGAACACAAAGCTCTGACCTTATGCGCTGGTATACTAGGAATTGCAACAGTGACCACATTAGGAGTGAAATTATACAGATTCTTAAACCCTGAAAACCAAGCAAACTCAGCTCCGGACGAAGATGATCCTGATAGTTCATATTATAAGGATATATCTCACTTGAAGAGTGGGTATCGTAGTGCTTTGGTTAAAGGAGATCGTATAGCTATGCAGAATATTTACCATCAGGCTAGACAAGAAGGTTACTCAGAGAAATTAAACCAATGGGAACATGCTTTTAGATCTAACTCATATTTAAGTAGGCCAAAATCCGAAATAGAACTTATGATACGCGAAAGTGTAAACAACCAAGATCTAGACAGCTTGGCATTCTTTATCAAATTCGATCCTGATACAGTGAAAAGCGTCTTAGCGAATAAGGCAAATATGTTATCGATAAAGGAAACTCAACACCAAATGCCAACTTTACCACAAATTTGGATAGAGAAATTAAAGCGTAATTACGTTTTAGTTATTAATCCAATTACACAAGCTAAAGTTTATGCACTGGGTTTAAGAGACAAGACCGCTATAACAGTTTCGCATATCTTCCATAAAGTTGGGGAAACATGTATCATACAAAGTGATGGTAAACAGTACCAAGCTGTTTGTTCAGCACTGCACAGACAACGCGATATGGCTATGATACAAGTTATTGATAAATCATTCCCTAGCTTTAGAAACATGACTAGTGCTTTGGTTTCACACCAAGACTTTGGAAAGTTCTCGACAGCATGGTTTGTTCGACCAACTGACAAACCACTTATCTACTCGGCTTCAACACGCTTTAGAGGAAGGAGTGCATTTACCATGACGGATTCAAATAACCCATTATATACACTAAATCACGACTTTTGGGAATTCCATTTAATTGGTATGAAGGACTTGACAAGTACTTTCTCTTCAGGAGACTGTGGCTTTCCACTAATGGCCATGTTTGAAAACGAATGGAAGATAATTGGTATACATAACTCCATTAATGGAATTAGTTCAACTGGTTTCTTTTCATCAGTTTCAACAGAAGATCTTAGCAATGTTTCCAACTCTTTCTCCAATAAAGTTCCACACATGCTTGATCCAGAAACAGGATATGTTCTAGATAATTCAACATACAAAGCACTAACAGAAGGTAAATGGGAAGATTCAAAGTATGCTGGAGTATCACCATTGCAAATCATTGGTAGAAATGCTTCACTACACACTCACTCAAGCCCCAAACATAAGAAGAAATACATTCCTATATGTGAAGGAATACTAGAGTGTGAAACATTACCTAGTGCTTTGGATATGACACATGTTAAAGACACCTCCAAACTCATAGCAGACAAACAAGGTAACTATTACCCTTTGTTTGCTCAGTCGGTCAAATACACAAAGAAAACACCTACTTATGGACAATTTGACTTGGAATTAATAGAACATGTACAAGAATCCATCAAACAATATTATGATATGCACTATGGAGACGCACACCAACTTCGTCTACGTGAAGTTATTAATGGATACGAGAATGTACAACCATTTGACATGACTACATCAGCAGGACCAAAAATGAAGAGAGATTTTGGTATTAATGTCAAAATGCCAAAAACAGGACAATCTGACATATTATTCACAAACTGTAATGCCGATGATCCACAAAAGAAACCATTTTATGTGATAAACACAAAAACAAATGCAGGAAACGCTTTGATGCAAGATTTCCATCATTATATGAGTGCAATCGAAGCAGGAGATCCTATTCTTTTAGTAATAAAAGATAATGCTAAGGTAGAACTTTTACCAAAAGATAAAGTAGAAGAAGGAAAAGTTCGTTTATTCAACGAAATGGATCTCAGTGTGAACATGGTTTTAAAGAGCTATTTTGGTGGTTTCCTTAATTCTATCATTGAAAAACATCATGAATGTATGTACACAATTGGTTTCAACCCATATAAAGAAGCCACACTACACATGCTAGATTTTAATCTGATTGACGGTGTTGTAGTAAGTTCTGACTATAGTGGATTGGACAAGTCATTTCCGAAGGAGTTAATTACCGGTTTTGTCGAGGCAGTATCGCGAGGAAAATGGTCAAAAGAAGTCGAAACAGCACTAAGTAAAACACTAACTTACACTTACCATAGTATCAACGGACATATCTACCCAGTTGACTGTGGTAATGAATCAGGATCATATGTGACAACTATGATCAACTGTTACGCTGTACACTTCGTTAATTGGTACACCTTTGCACGCAAATGGAGAGAAACTTACAACATAATGCCTAGCTTAAAGGATTTTGAAGACAATTTCTGTCAAAAGATTTTAGGAGATGACTGCATCCGTAAAATATCATACCGAGTCAAAATTGACTTTGATGACTTGGCTAAAGATGCAGCCTTATTTAATTTAACACTCACAAAACCTAAAATTGAAGGGGAAATTTCATTCTGCTCGAGAGTATATAAAATGATCCGACCAAATATCTATGCACCGTGTTTAAAAACAGCATCTATTACATCATGCTTGTTTTACCTAGCTTCAGAGACCAAAGAGCAAATATCTATGAACATCAATATTGCTCTATTTGAAGCTTCACTACACGGTAAGGAGTTCTTTGATCAGGTAGCAAAAGCGGCACTTGCAATAGCAAAACACTATAACATAACTATAGATTTATATCCTCACAAGTGTTACATCGATTACTTTATTGGTTATGTACTCAATGAAAGCAAACATCCAACTTTACAGGCAGCTGGAAGCCTCTCAACTCAATTAATTGAATCAAATTCTCAAGACTATTCTCCTCAGAATATAATTCAAAAACAAAAATTTAATAAGATGGCAGACATGTGGTTAAACGAATATGTTCAAGCTCAACGCTTAGAAACACCCGTGTATACTTATTCCATGGATGGTAAAACTGAATGGGACGTAGAAGTTTTACTTAAACACCATGAAAATCAGTATAGAGCAAAAGGACATGGACGCACAAAACAGGATGCAAAAAGAGCAGCTTGTAAACAATTAAAAGCCACACTCACCAATTTCACCCGTAACATAGGATCACTTCGTATTGGTAAAATACAAAGAGAGTTAACTGAAAGTGATATGGAAGCTGTAATTGGAATGTTTATGAAACATTTCAATATTAAGGACGATGACTTTGAAATCACAATTGGAACAACTAATCAAGCTAATGCGGATACACCTATGGAACCAGCCACTATGAACCAAGCTAGTCGCTTCCAAGGAGAAGGCTCTTTACCAGGAAATGCTAACCCACAACCAACAGCCGTGGTGCCAGCTATGACATCATCTGGTGAAGACATTCAGGCAGCTATCATGGGACAAGAACAACACACTTTGAACCCCATTGGTGCACCTGATATGTCAACAGTTGGAGCTATTCAATTTGACTTAAAAGACTTAGCTTACCAACAGTTCCTAGATGCTGACACCGAAATTGAAGTTAGTGCAGATATGCCAGCAGGTACAGTAGTTGCACAGATACCCTACGGATGGAACCACCCATTCTTAAACCGATATGCTAAACGATGGGTTCAACAACATGAACGTTACACCGGTTCATTTAAATACCGTTACACAGTAATTGGTAATCCATTGTTTTCTGGTGCTATTGGTATTGCATGGGTAAAGAAGAGAATAACAACTTCTATAGTTCCTGTTAGTATGATGCAAAAGTATTCATACTCAGCAAAGGGTGTTACCATGCCATGGAATGTAATTCACACACTACATGACGCACGTAAGCAATATTTCTACCGTGAGGTGGAGGATGATTTGGACGATGACAATCTAGCAGATAGACCACACTTGGTACTATTCCTGCTTATGTCACTTCAGAACCCACTTCAACCAGGCGTTATTACACGTGTGCGTATTGCATCAAAACTTGCCACAGTAGGAGAAGGTAATCCTTTTAGAGCATTAGACCCTGCAGATACAGACACAGCACCTGAAACGACTACGACACCCGTTCCCCAAAATCGATTCCAATCTGTTTTCCCACAAGACTTGAACAAACGCATATGGTTATATACAGATGGTCAATTGAGTGCTTCAACAAATCCAACTATGGAAGCATACTACCCGGATATGATCTATGAAGCTAGAAAGAATGGTATAATTGGAGGTCAAGTTGGAGGTACTGATCCTAACGACCTATCTACATATTACAATGTAGAAAACTGGGCTCGAACAGACACAGTAACCAACTTAACAGCTGATTGGCCATGGATGTCAGGAAAATCGGTATCACCTGGTGATTATGTAACAGTTTATATTACAACTGTGACAAACATGGATCAAAAGAGTTTTTATGCCTGGATTAATAACAATAATTGGGCTGGATTCCAAAAACAACCAGGTGGTAATACCATGACTTGGAATAAATGGAATGCAAACAAGGGTTATTTACCAGCTCCTCAATTGGCGGGTGGTGTTTTAACACACAGTTCTACATATAACCAAACAGAACTTAAGTTCTCCACCAATGCTAGTTTAGGTTATGGATTCTCAAACACTATCAAAGAATGGATCAAATATGTAACCGACAAAGGAACAATATACTTCTTGTTATGCTACACAGAACAAATGCGTGGAATAGCTGCTACTCCTTACCCAAGACAAGTAGCTTCACGATTCGCTGGACATTACCAAACACAGACAGTACAGAATTTGCCACAATACCCGATATTTAACGTTGATGAACAACTGGGCTCTATTAGAGGTAATATAAACACATTACCATCAGGTAATTTGTTATTCCGTATGACAGAAATGCCTCCAAGCTCAGTAGCTGTAGGACAAGCACAAATGCCAACATGTAGTGACAATGCAACAATAGCTAAGTACTTTGCTTTACTTTCACAAGGTTTAGCAACATTGCAATGCTTACAATTCAGACTTATTGATGCACAATCAGTTCGTCAAATTGCAACAGTTAGATACTTACAAGAAAGTCAAGTATTTGTTATTAATGCACCAAATTCACCTACACGCTACAGAGTTGTTCCTCAAAACAATGAAAACATCATTATTGGTCAGATAACTGTTGTTCAGCGAGCTACTGACTTCCAGGAAACTGTAACTTTTGATTGGACGGATAGAGTTGCACCTGAGTTTTTGCGTCGAGGAGATGTTTTTAAAACAGCTATATCTCCAGACCTTTTCTCAGATGTTACACCTCAGAAGGATGGATACACTGCAAATGCTACTCTTCTAGCTTCAATGGCTGGAGGAGCACTCGGTGGTATTGGTCAAGCCATTGGTCAACACCAAAACCGTAAACACGAAAAAGAAATGCAGTCAAACCAATTTGGACATGAGGAAACAATGCAAGGAAATATGTTCAATTTTCAAAATCAATTTCAACAACAAGGATTTGATTTCCAGAAGATGATGCAAGAAAACCAGTTTGGTTTCCAGAATAAGTACCAAGCTCAACAGCACTATCAAGAGCAATTACTACAAGAACGTGGATATCAAAACGACCTCGGATTGCTTCAATCCTCGCATCAGGAGCAACGAATCACAAACAAAGAACAATCACACAACCGAATGACAGAGCGAGGTTTGTCATCACGAGTAATGGGAATGCCTGGTGCAGTGACATCAGCTTCCTCTGCGTAAATACGCAAACAAACGACGTTTTCAGTCAAACGTAGAGAATGATCGCACTATGCTAGATCTACCGAAAAACTGAACTGTAGAGAAGACAGCAATTTTCTCATTTAACTTAATTAAAAGAGCATAATTCTTTTAATAGTCTCGTTTTTATTAGTACCGTTTTACGAGATTCGAAGTATTA